CAACAGGGCGTAACAGTTGTGAGCGGGGCGCGTAAGAGGTCGGGTGAAGCCTACCCACGTTATCGTTGGCGGATCCCTTTGGTGGAGCCGGTGCAGTACGTCGGGCGAAAGCTGCCGGTGCATCCGTATGTGCTCGGGGCGTGGCTGGGGGAAGGGGACACTGATACCCCAACATTGACGGTGCACACGAGTGATCGGGCGATCTACGACCGGTGTGTCGCGCTCGAAGGGGGGATCGCGGCGGGAGTGTACCGGGATCGCAGACATCCGAAGGTGTTGCGCGGGAACATCGGGGGATATTCGGAACACAGGTCGAGGTGTTTGCCCGATACCTTGCGCAAGCGGTTGCGAACGCTCGGGGTGCTCGGTAACAAACACATACCTTCGGAGTATCTTGAAGCATCCGTGGACCAGCGTCGTGAGTTGTTGGCGGGGTTGCTTGACACAGACGGATCGATCGAAGGCCGGGGCGGCAAAAGCCGCGTGGAGTTCACGCAGTGCAAACAGGCGCTGGCTGAACAGGTCTTGCAGCTTGTGCGGTCGCTGGGCTTCAAGGCGGCAATCTCTGAAGAGGACGCGAAGATTGATGGCCGGGTTGTTGGTCGTAAGTGGCGCGTGACGTTCACCGCACGCGAGCCCGTGTTCTGGCTCCCAAGAAAGCGGCTCGCACAGAAGAAGGGGAAGGTCGGGGGCAAGGCCGCATATCGATACATCACGGCGATTGAGCCGGTGCCATCTGTGCCGGTTCGGTGCATTGCGGTAGACTCTCCGGATCGCACGTATCTGGCAGGGCGTGGGTACGTGGTCACGCATAACACGCAGCAGGTGTCGATCGGTCGCACGCTCTATGAGCTTGGACGCAACCCCAATCAGCGCATCGTGGTGATCTCCAACACGCACGAACAGGCGGCGAAGATCGTGCGGTCGGTGGCGAAATATGTCGAGGGATCGGCCGAGCTGTCGATGGTGTTTCCGCGATTGAAAAAAGGCGACCCGTGGACGAGCCATCACCTGTTCGTGCAGCGCACGGTCATGAGCAAGGACCCGTCGCTACAGGCGTGCGGTATCCACGGCAACATCGTCGGCGCGCGTATCGATCTCCTGATCTTCGATGACATCCTCGACTATGAAAACTGCCGGACTCCGGCGGCACGCGAGGATCTGTGGAAGTGGATCCACGCGACACTGGTCGGCCGTCTCACGCGGGACGCAAAGGTTTGGATCGTCGGTAACGCCTATCATCCCGACGATTCTCTCCACCGGTTTGCGCGACAGCCGGGCTGGACCGCGCTTCGGTATCCCGTGATGGACCCGACGACGGGGGAATCGCGGTGGCCGGAGCGGTGGCCGTTAGATCGTATCGAAGAGCGGCGGGGTGAGCTGGGACCGCTAGAGTTCGCGCGGCAGATGATGTGCCAGGCGCGCGACGATTCCGAGAGTCGCTTCAAACAGGAATGGATTGATTCGTGTCTGGACCGTGGTCGCGAGCTGAAGTTCTTGCCAGTGCTCGTGGGCGCCGAGCGCGGGAGGATCTACACAGGTGTCGACCTGGCGGTCCAGAAGCACGCGGCGGCCGGACAGACAGTGCTGTTCACGATCTGGGTGCACGGGGACGGATCTCGTCAGGTGGTGAACATCGAGGCAGGGCGATGGGCGGGGCCGGACATCGTGGGGCGTATCGTTGACACGCATCATCGGTACAACTCGATCTGTGTCGTCGAAAACAACGCGGCGCAACAGTACCTCGTGCAGTTCGCGAACGCCGGCAGCGCGGTACCGATTCGGCCGTTCACGACCGGACGAAATAAGGCGCACCCCGAGTTCGGTGTGGAGTCTCTCGCGGTCGAGATGGCAGCGGCGAAGTGGATCATACCCAATGACGGGCAAGGGGTGATGCACAGCGAGACAGCGCAGTGGATCCAAGAGATGCTCTTTTTTGATCCAATGGCGCACACAGGCGACCGGTTGATGGCGTCATGGTTTGCGCGTGAAGGCGCGCGCATGGGTGCTAGAAAAGCAGAGTCTGGACGGGTTGACTTGACCTCGCGTTGACGGGGTAGACCCTATAGCGTACAAAACAGCAGGAGGACGTCATGGATGAAACCAGTTTGAAAGAGGCTTTGGCACACGATCAGGCGCAAAAGGCGACGCAGACCCCGATCGATCTGAGGGCGGTGGCCAAACAGCTCGACGACAAGCTCGCGGTCGTGGCGAAAACGACGGCGCTGGGGCTCTTGGATGTCGCGAGAACCTTTACTGCGCTCGCGTTGCAGCCGACCGATTCGCGTATCGTGACAGCGGCGGACGGGAAGCAGCGGGTCGAGGAGAAACCGCCGAAGGCCGAGATCTCCGAGAAGTGTTTGGTCGTGGCCCGGAGTGCATTGGAGCTGGCACGGTTGGCGGACATTCTCGGTTATCGTCCGGTGGGTCGGACCGCGGGTGTAGCAAAGGAATAGACCATGTCGTCAGGTACGGGCTACGAGCCTCATTTGGTGCGACGGTTGTTGGGCGGGCTTGCGGAGCGCTTGACAAAAGGTGTCGGCGCTGGAGAGACGACCGAGAAAACGAATGATCGGATCGCGCGTCTTGGCTTGAGCCCGCGGCAACAGGGGCTGAATCAATTGTGGGCGTGGTACCGTTGCGAGAAGTATTCTGGTCGGCGCACAGACTGGAACGGCGGGACTGTAGTAGACCCGATCGAGACCGAGGCGATAGCCTCGCAAGGGGTGCTGCCGCCCGGGTTTTATGACGCAGGCGCGTCGACCATGCCCTTGCGATTTCGTAAGCCGTCAGCTCCGTACCCGTTGGTGCGGGTGATCGTCGATCGGTTTACTGGGTTGCTTTTTTCGGAGAAGCGACACCCGACGATTCGTGTTGAAGGCGATGCCAATACCGAGACCTATGCCAACGCGCTCGTCGAATCTGGCCGGCTGTGGGCGTTGATGCTTCTTGCCCGTCAGTATGGCGGATCGATGGGTACGGCGTGTGTCGGGTTTCAGTTTGTTGACGGCGTGCCGGTGATCGAGGTGCATGATCCACGGTGGGTCACGCCCAAGTTTTTGGATCGGATGACACACAAGCTCGACGCCATCGAAAAGCGGTACATCTATCCGGTCGAGGAGCGCGACGAAACCGGAGTCTGGCGCGAGGTTGCCTACTGGTATCGGCGCATCATCGACGGAGAGAACGACATCTTGTTCAATCCAGCTCCGGTGGGAGACGGCGATGAGCCGGATTGGAACGAGGTTGGGGCAAAGGTCGTCAAACACGGACTGGGGTTCTGTCCGGTGGTTTGGACGCAGAACCTACCGGTGCAGGATGATGTGGACGGTGATCCCGATTGCCACGGTGTGTACGAGCTGATCGAGGCGGTCGATGCGCTCGTGGCGCAGGCGAACAAAGGCGTGATCGCAAACTGCGATCCGACGCTGCGCATCGTTTCGGATGCGGAGCTGTCGGATGTGCGGAAGGGATCCGACAACGCGATCAAGCTCCCCTCTGGGAGCAGTGCGGACTACATCGAGATCTCTGGCTCTGGCCCAAAAGCGGCGCTGGAGTTGGCAGGGCAGTTGCGGAGCTTCACCCTTGAGAGTGCACAGTGTGTGCTCGAACATCCGGAGATGAGCCAGCGAACGGCAACAGAGATCGAGCGTGCCTATTCGTCAATGCTCGCGAAGGCTGACATTTTGCGAGAGCAGTACGGGCAAAGGGGCGTGCTGCCGCTCGTGGTCATGATGCTGGAAGCCGTGCGGAAGCTGACCGGCAGTGTCGAGGTGGACCCCGAGACGAAGGTCTTGGTGCGGTCTGCCATTGTTTTGCCAAAGCGGGCGGTGACCGATCCAGAAACGGGGGAGACCTCGTATGAGGATTTGAAGCTCGGAAAGGGCGGCGGGGCAATCACATTGCAGTGGCCGCACTACTTCGAGCCGTTGTTGTCGGACGTCGAGCTGGCCACGAGAGCAGCGATTGCCGCGCTCACGGGAGGGGTGCTCGACCTGGAGCACGCGGTCAAGTTCGTGGCTGAGTATTATGACGTGGAGGATGTGCAGAGCCTGGTAGTGCAGTTGCAGTCGGCAGCACAGCAACAGCAAGACGCGATGATGCAGCAGGCAATGGGTATGCTACGTGGCCCCGGGGTACCGAGCGAGGCAGGAGTTGAGGAATGAAGCTGACACCAGAACAGATTGCGCGCATCGCTCATGAAGCGCACCGCGCCTATTGCCACGCGCTGGCAGATCACTCGATCGCGCCTTGGGACATCACACCGCAATGGCAGAAGGACAGCGCTATCGCGGGAGTGACGTCGGTCTTGGCCGATTTGGACAAGTCTCCGGAGCAGCTCCATCACGAATGGATGGAAAGCAAGCTCAAGGCCGGTTGGAAGTTCGGCCCAACAAAGCGGCCCGAGGCGCTTGAGCATCCGGATTTGCTGCCATGGGACGATCTGGCGCCCGACCATCGTATCAAAGACGAGCTGTTTTTGGTGGTGGTGCGCGCGGTGTCGGAGAAGCGATCAGTCGCCGTTGTGGCCGTGATGCCGTACGAGCCGAAAAAGGACGACACGCAAGAGGTCGGTATCTTGACGTCTGAGGGCGAGGTCGTGAAGAACGCCGAGATCGTCACCGAGGTCAAGAAGAAGTCGAAGAAGCGCGCGGTGCGTGAGGAGTAGCATGCTACTCGCGATCGATTTTGATGGCACCGTGGTCGATCGCGGTGGCTCGTACAGTGATCTCGCGGCGCCGCTGCGGCTCATGCCCGGCGCAAAGGCAGGGCTGCGGGCTTTGAAAAAGGCGGGGCACGTGCTGTTGCTGTACTCGGCGCGAGCCAATCGAGCGTTGCGTGAGGATTCGGAGCTGGATCCGATGGTGCGCGCGGGTGTGCGGACAGTGCATCGACGCGCGTGGACGGAGGATCGGGAGCTGAATCAGGCGCGGTATCAGCAGATGATCGAGTTTGTGTCGAAGGAATTGCCTGGGGTGTTTGACGCGATCGACGACGGGGTGCAGGGAAAGCCGATCGTGGATCTGTTCATCGATGATGCTGCGGTGCGACTGGGCCAGGGGCCGACCGCGGTGGATTGGGTGAAGATCGCGGGCATGTACGGTGAGCCATCCTATGCAGGAGGAGAATGATGACCAAGAAGAGTAAGCCGGTGGACGGGAAGCTATCGCCGACGCTTCAGAAATTTGTGCGGGGAGACCTCACTCCGAAAGAGATGCACATCGCGGCGATGAACAAGAAGTGTGAACAGTGCGGGGCGCCGGCCTCGCTGCGGATCCGGGTGCTCGTGCGGCTCGAAGAGCTGATCGAGAAGAGTCCGGAATACGTGGCGCAGATCATGGCCACTAACCCGGATGGTACTTGCACGGTGCCGATAATTCCGACCAAGTACGGGGCGATGGTGAAGGTCTCTGACATAGGTGCGTGTGATCGCTGTCGAACCGCGGCAGAGCAGGCGGCGGCGCGTTGTCCGGACTGGTGTTTGGTAGAGATCTCGGCACCGCCCGAGGATCGAAATCCGGTGCATGTGCAGGTTCCGGGTATGTTGGTGCATTGAGGTGCGGCATGAGCAACGCAGTTGTGCGGCTGGTCAAGAATCGAAAGCCAGATCGTTCGCAAGAAGACAAGCTCGGTGAGAATGAGCAAAAGGCGCTCGCAAAGCTCCAAGCGGAGGCGAAGCAACAGGGCGCTACATTGGCCACGGGCGGCAAGGGAGGGCTTCCGCCGTCTCTCGTGCTCGGTGTGATGCGACGCGACGAGTACAAGTGCAAGAAGTGCGGAGAGTCGAAAGACCTGAGTGTGCACCACAAGGCAGGTACACCCAATCTGGTGAGTCGGGCGATGCGCCGGAAGGGGCACTCGAACGACCCCAACAATCTGGTGACAGTGTGTGCAGGGTGTCACGACGATGTGCATCAGGAGGATCGCGATGCCGGTAAGCAAAAAGAAAAAGATTGATCCGCATGCGCTGGTCGCTCTGTTGCGTCGCGAATTGAAGCTGCCCGAGACACCGACAGTTGAGTTCCCGACACCGTGTGGTGAGGTGCCCGTGACACGCGGGAGCGCGCCAGATCTTGATGATGACGATCTGTGGCCGGATGTGGACGAGGTGGAGTGATGGCACGCGAAGGGCTGATCGCGGTCTCGAAGCTGGTCGAGCGGCTGGGCAAGTCGCACGATCAGCGCTACTGGGTGAAGCCTTCGGATCTGCGGGAGCTGGTGCGCAAGGACAAGGATCCTAGTTCTCCGTTGGAGGGAGGGGGCACGCAGAAAGCGATCGAGAAAGTCGGGGGAGACTATTGGCGCGCGAAGTTCTTGGTAGCGGGGTGGAAGGCTTCGGCAGGCACAACCGACACAGCGAAGATGCGGGCTGCGGCGGCTAAGGCGGTGCACGCGAGCAATCCGGCGGCAATCCAAAAAGAGCTGGAGCGTAGCACGCGGGCGGCTACGAACGTGTTCTATTCGGGTGAGAAAGAGAAGGCCGGTGTCCGGGGATCGGAGCCCGAGCACGTGCAGGCGGTAAGCCAAGCATTTCAGCAAGGGCTCGAAGACGAGGGTGTGCGCGCGGACATCGCGGCGATGGCGGCGGTCTCGCAATCGATGTACGACGAGCCCGAGGTATATGTTTGGCGCGGGGTCAGGAGCAACTCGTCGGGCGCCCGGCTGTATGACGAGGCCTATGAATTGGTGCAGCAAGATCCCGAGGCCGAGCTTACGATCGAGATGGGGGTGCTTTCATCGTTCACGGACGATCCCGGGGTTGCCAAAGCGGTGGCAGGGTTGTCGTCTGCTCACGGTGACGGCGGGGAAGGGTACTATTTCAGAGTCAAGGTGCCGCGCGATTCGATCGTGATGAGCCACCGCGTTGATCGGCTCGACCCGGGGTTGAAGGGCGAGAAAGAGGTCACCCTCTTGACCAACGGAAGTCTAAAGGTCAAGGCGCGAGACTTTGTGCATGCTGGTGACAAGCCGGGCTCTGGGCTGGATCTGCTTGCTCAAAAGGCCGAGAAGGATCCGGCTTTTCGTGAGGCCGCGATTGCACGAGCCGAGACCCGGGCCAAGCGGTCGCTCGAAGAATTCCAAGCCAAGGGCACAAGGCGCGGGCAGTACCAGTGAGCCCGAGCGCGTACGATTCGATGCTCGAAGAGCACCGCCGCCGACTCACGCGGGTGGTCGAGCGCGGAGGGGTGTCACCGGTGCGGTCGTTTTACAATCGAACCTTGCGGGAAATTGAGGCGAAGCTCGCGCGTGTAGGCAAGACGAGCGATCGGTTCACGGCGCATCAGTTGCGGCTCCTCAAGGTCCAGGTCTTGCAGGGTCAGGCCTTGTTGGCGAAGAGGGTGAGCGGTCATTTGCGTGAGGTTGGGCGAGAGGCGCGCAAGGATGCTCTCCGCGGGCTGATCGGCAGCATCAAAAAACTGGAGCGCCGTTATACCGGAGCGGAGATCTCGCTCCCTATCGAGGAGGCGGCGCGGTTCGAGGGCGTACTCGGGAAGCGTGAGTCGCTGTTGCGAAAGATGAACGAGGAGAGCGCGGCGGCGATGATGACGCGCAATGTGCAGGGGGCAGAGTCGGCGTTAGCGCTGTCGCTCGCGACGGGGGAATCGTTCGGGGATGCGGTGGAGAGGGTTGCGGAAACTATGGGGGAGGCATGGTGGCAGGCAGAGCGTGTGGTGCGCACCGAGACGATAGCGGCGTACAATGTCACGCAGGCGGACGGCATCGAAGCGGTGGCCGAAGAGATCCCAGATCTCATGATGAGATGGGTTGAACACATCGATGACACGAGCGGAGAGCCGCTCGATGACCGTGTGGATCCCGATTCGATAGTGATGCACGGGCAGGTTGCGCCAGCCGGCGGGGAGTTTGTGTTTCCGGACGATTACGCGGATCAGTTGAGCGCTAAAGAGGCGAGGCGGGTCGCGCGGTTTCGCGGATGGCGCGGGACTCCTCCGTTGCGACCGAACGATCGCGCGGCGCTGTCTCCCTGGCGACCAGGATGGGGGATCCCCGGGTGGCAGGTCGTGGATGGGCGGCGGGTTGAGTTGTGATGTCGGGAAGGGTAGAAAGAGGCACGGAGAAATACATGGTCAAGATCGATCCCAAGAAGCTCGCATCATTTGTCAAAGCCCAAGGCCTCCCGGCTTTCTCGAAAAAGGCCGCGCCGCCGGCACAGGCGGAGAACGAAGAGGAGGGCGGGGACGAGGAAGAAGCTGAAGAGGACGAGGGTGAGGAAGAGATCGACGTCGATGAGATCGCAGAGCAGATCGAAAACGGCGAAGGTGATGAGGAGCTGTTGAAGCTCGCGAAGACGGTCGACCTGGAGAACAACCCGCCCGCGTGGGTCGAAGACGAAGACATCTGGGATCGTGCGAAAGAGGCGGTGTTGGGGACGGCG